CGCATTGGCGGCAGTTGTACCTCTGCTTCCCAGCGCTCGCCAGAGTGATTGTGGATTTGCTGCTTGTAAGTAAACGGCGACATGGTCATTGCGGTTTGGTTGACCGCACGAAAAGTGACGTTCATCATGCCGGTGTGTGACGGTAATGTAAGCGGGTATGAAATAGCCATTTAAAACGCCCCTGCAAATGCGCCGCCGCGCCGTCTAGCGTCCAGCACAGCCGCCTTGCTTGCCTCTGCAATCTGCGGCATCAGCCCAAGCACCTCTGCCCGCACTGTTTGCTGCACGCCGGTGCTGACGTTTATGCTTTGGTTGACAACTACGCTGTCGCCGCCACCCGCCGCCGCTTTAGCTTGTGGCACTGACAAAATGCGCCCAGCAGTCTGAGGCACGAAAACCTCTCTGCCATGCTCGCCAACAGTTGTCGGAACTCCGGCTTGCACTGTGCCGCCGTGCGCGTTGCCGCGTGTAAAACTACCGCTTGCTGTTGGGCTAAACCCAAGCGACCCCATTGCTGCATTGACCATATTTTGAACAACAAGGACGCGGTACAATTCTCTGATAACTTGAGCCGCCATAGAGCGCACTGCGTCTTTCATGCTTTCGCTGCCCTCTAAAGCAGCCATAAACACATTCTCAAAGCCGTCTGCCAGCGTGTCAGTAATGTTAGCGAGGCCGGTCATTTCGTCTTGCGTGCGTGCCATTTCCAAGCGTGTTTGGCGAAGCATAAAGTTTGCTTGGTCTTGCGTGGTCACATTTTTGGCGACTGCTTCATTAATTAGTTGAACGCGCTGCGCATAGGTCATGCTGGCGTCAGCCACAGGGTCAAGCGTTGTCAAAAGGGCACTAAACTGTGATTTAAGGTTTTCAAGCGCATCGGCCTGATCGTCAACGCTGTCTGTGTCTAGAAACTGGATGCCCTCACCCAGCTTTTTGCCACCGCCCGCCTCAGTAATTTTGGTCACTAATTTATTTGGGTTGCCGCCATCCGGCAGGTTTGCATCTGGATAGAGGCTCATGGCATCTGCGCTCGACATATTGCCGTCTGAGTAGACAGTGTTTGCACCATCGCCTGTCATCAGAAAGTCGTCGCCATCTACAAACTGGTTCGCATTGCCAGTGCGAATAGCATTCATCGTTTTCAACGCAGTTATATATGTGTCGATTGCTTTGGCAGCAGTTGCAGCGGCTTTTACAATCGTTTCAAACGCTGGGACAGCGTAATCCTCTACAAAACCAGCCAGCACAATCAATTCGTCGTTAGAACTCATTAACGCTTCAACAAACCGCGATCTAATTGCATCGCCCGCTTGCTTTAGCTCTTCATTTAATCCATGCGCGCCGTCAATTGCATCTTGGCTCATAATTCTGCCAGAGCGCTCAGCTTCATCGCCAAGCCGGTTTAGGGCTTCTGCATTGTCGATCAGCAGCGGCGTCAGTGCAGATGCATCAGATGCCATTGCCTCTAGGAAAAACGTGAAATCTTGCTGGCTTGCTCCCGCGTCTTGCAGCGTTTTGACGAACAATTGCAGCGCGTCTTTCGATGAAAGATTTTTAAAGTTTTCCGCAGTCACGCCGACCAGCGGCGCAACCTTTTCAAAAAAGTCTGCCATTGGCCCGCCGCCAGTAGCAAGAAAGTCGCCAACGCGGTCGTTCACATCTTTTAGGATGTCAGCCATTTTTTGCTGATCAATCCCGACCGTGCGGGATGCCGCAGCCATCTTTTGCAATTCGGTTGTGCTGACGCCAGCCAGTGTTGACAGGTTCTTAATCTCTGTCGCAAGAGCGGTTGCATTTTGAGCAGCGCGCACACCGAATGCAGCAGCCAGTATCGGCGCGACTTTTCTGGCGACCGTACCAAGCTGATTATAAGACTTGCTGACCTTAGAAAGATTTTTCTGCGAGGTTTTGGCGAACCGCTCAACCCGCTTTTGGTTGGCAGTCATGGCTTTCGTGAACTCTTTGTCACGCGCGCTCAGAATGATGTTAAGCTGCTCTGCGGTTATTGCCATCTATTCGCCTCACAATTTCACGATGCTGCTCAAGGGTTGGCGCATCCGATCCAGCCTTTTTCGGCGAGTGTGCTTCTTGCCAGCCCTCGAAAACCAGAAAGCTGTCTTTTGGGATCATATCCCGCAACTCTTCCGGCTTAAGACCGGCAACAATGCCGTTTTTAATCATTCGACGCACGCTCAAGCGGCGAGGTCGGTAGCTGCTGTCTTTTTTTTTATTTCTGCGCCGTCTGCAACGTCCGGCATGAAAGCCACGCCGACAACCGCATTCGCAATTGCATAAAAACGCAGCAAGCAATCAGGGCCAGCGCTTTGAATTATTTCGTCAGCTTCCGCGTCCTTTTTGCCGCCGCCGACCAATGCCAAAGCAAGCAAATCGCGCACCTCAGATGAAGTTGGCTTTTTGCCGCGCTCAAAGAAACCTTCCCACAACTCGAAAATGCCTCTGTGCTTATCTTCAAACCGCTCAACCTCACGGTTGCGCAATAAAAAAGTGTGGGTGACACCGTCGATTTCCTCAACAATGCCACCGCGCGGTGCTTCCGCTGTGATGCTCATTTTAGGCCGCTGTGAATGTTACAGTGCCAGTGCTTTCTAAGCTGAGCGAATATGTCACGCCGCCCTCAGTCTCGCCGCCAAATTCCAAAGACGTAATGCGAAACGCGCCCGCATATGTTCCGAAATCCGGCACAACAATCTGAAAGTTTGCTTGGTTGTCGTTTGCCATCGCAACTGTGTTCATCCGCGCTTCTGCGGTGCTGTCCTCAAAAAAGCCATCGCCGGAAACGCTGACGTTTTTAAGCCCGCCCAATGACTCGCTAAACAGCAAGCCCTCTGGTGATGAACTGTTTGGAGTAGTTACATCAATTGAAGAGTTGTTGATTGTTAAACTCTTGCTGTTCATTGATGCGAGGTTTGTGAAAGTTTCGCTGCCCGCGCCATCACCGATTTTGACTAGCAGGGCACGGCCTAATTGTTTAGCCATCTTTATGCTCCATTTGTAGGAAAAGGGCGCATCACTGCGCTCTGGAAGCGGTTGCCCAAACCGCGTGAAAGGGCGGGAAAGCCGTTAGCTGGCTTCTAGGATTGCCTCGAAAGTAATAAACGCAGTGTGCCCACGCCCATCAGCTTCACGCTCAGCAAAATAGGAAACAAACCGAACCTCAATCACATTAAAGTTGGTCGCTGTGATACTTGTCTCTTGGCGGTGCAGCGCGTCTTTGACGGCCTCTGCCACGCGCAATGCCTCAACTCGACCGGCTGCACTGCGCGAGTGCGCTTGCAAGGTCAAATCTATGGTCGCCCCAAGCGTGCCGTCTGTGTCAAACGCCTCTGGATCGACCTCAACAAAACGCAAATATGGGAAAGTCACATTCTGCGGCGGTTCATCATAAACGCGCGTGCTGACCAAATTGGTCACGCCAGAATTGGAAACCAGCGCGGCGCGCACGCCTTTTTGAAATGCAAGTGCAAAACCATCAGACATTGCTGGCTCGCTTCACGCCACGGCTGATGGCGTTTTTGACTGCGCGCTTGTATTTGTCACCAATGAAAGAGCGAGTGGTTTGAATGTACTGATAGCCAGCAGTTTTGCCCCGATCACCTTTTTTGCGACCATAGTTGATTGCGGCTTGCCTAACTGCCGACTGCTTATTTGGTTCAGCGAAATTGACAAACCCAAAAACGCCATGCTCGCTAACGTCGATCTGGTGATTGATGACCTTTTTGGTTTCGCCGGTTGCGCCTTGAGGTGCGACCTTGCGGGCAAAGTTGGCAAATCGTTTGGCAGCGCGCTTTGTAGATGTTTCGATTTCCTCACGCACAAGGCTGTCCATTTTGCCAAGCTGCTTTTTTAGTTTTGCTGTGCCGGTGATCTTCACGATGCAACACCTTTTTCCAGCACAAATTCCATCATGGTGTCCTTTGCGTCTAGCTGCGTGACGTTTTTGATGGCCCAAGTGATGCCCCGCGCCACAACGCGGTCAGCAGCAGTCACGGCGGCGGTGACGCTGTCAGACCGGCAGCGCATGGTTGCCATCGCAACATCTTGCAGGGCGCCGCCCTCTATGGCCTCTTTGCCGGTGCGCTCACGCAAGTCAGCAGACCGCGTGGCAAGCGTTGACCAGCCGGAATAAACGTTGCCATAATCGTCGGGAGATTGGCTAGAAAGCCGCTGAAATGTCACGCGGTCGCGCAGAAGCCCAGCCCTAGCCATACCAGTGCGCCCGATCTTGGCCTAGCAATTCCTCAAAGCCAAAAGGCAAGGTTTGCGAACTTACGCCAATCAACTCATTTTCGCGGTTTTCGTACCAATGCGCGACCAGCATCATAAGTGCGTGCCGGACGTTTTGCGGTACGTCAGTCGTGGCGTCACCGTAACCCACCGTGTATTCAATTTTAATCGCATCGTCGCGGTTGTAAGTGGTGGGCCATGTGTAGCCGGTTTTAGGCTTAACAGTTGTGTAGGTGGATGTGCCAAGCACATCGTAATTGCTCAGCGTGTCAGTAGTCAGCACGTTTGACGCGTTGTAATATTTGACCGCACTGACAGACTGCACCGGCCCAAGCAACAGCCGCACTGTGCTGGGATTAGGCGCAAGCCATTGTGCCCATGTTTGTGTGATCATAGCTTTGCCCAGCGCGCCCTTGGCATCGCAAAACGCAACAGCAACATCTACCAGCCGCGCAATCAGCGTATCATCGTCAGTATGCTCGACGCGCATCTGCGTTTTGGCTTCTGCCGCCGTGATCGGCGTTGTGGTTGGCGCAGTGACCAACTCAAGCGCGTGCTGCGGGGAAAGCTGACCCATTTTAGCTATCCTTTACGGCCTTTTTGGTCGCAGTTTTCTTAACCGCGCGCTCTGTCTTGGAAGCCGTCACCGGCTCAGCAATGCCGCCCTCTATGAAGCGTTTTGCCTCTTCATCGTTGCAATCAATGATGTCGCCAGCGTTGTGCGAGAAATCTATGCCCGCCATGCTTGTCAAAAGTTTAACTTTCATTTGAAACCTCATTCAAAAAGGGGCAGGGCCATGACAGCCCTGCCAAGTCGCACAGGAGAAGGTTAAGCAGTGACGAGGTGCTTAATTGCTGCTGTATTGGTCAAGCAGCCGTCAAACCTAATGTAGCCCAAGATGCCAAAGTCAGGCGCAAAACGCTCACGCAACACGATGATGCTAGGCTGGCCCACTTTGCGGACATAAAACTTGCTCATGTCACCGAAAAGCATGACCTTTTTGGCAGTCGCAATGCTGTCCATCGCTTGGTTCACGACAACGTTGTAGCCTAAGATGTTTTGCGGAATATTGGCCTGATAGTTGCCCATCTGCCAGAGATAGTTTCCGTTTCCATCTTTCAGCTTCCGAACCGCAGCAAGTGTGCTGTCGTTCATCATAATTGCTGTCGATGGGCTGTTGCGATAAGCCGGATCAACGCTGTGAATCAGGTCAATGATTTCGTCAGCAGTGATAGCTGTGGCAGAAGCCGCAGTTTTACCAGCCGCAGAGTTGGTGACGATGCCCTCAACAGTTGATGAACCGCTACCAGTGGTCAGGTTTGTGTTGGCAATACGACCAAGCCGCTCACCAAGCAACTGACCCAATAGGCTTTCCATGTTCAAAACACTGTCAGCATTCAACTCAGCAGACCAACGCACGAACTCAGTGTCAAAGGCATATGCGCCCAATGACTTCTGACCAAAGGTGACATCTTTGCCGCCATCATCGGTCGGTGCAGTGCCCTCTGTGTGAGCGACAGCAGTCACAGCAGTATCGTCAACGGTTGGAATGTTGAACGTGTGGCCTGATGTGGTTTCGATGACTGTAAACAGGTTGCTGTCGTACATTGGGCCGGTTGCGATCATTGATTTTTCAATGAAGCCAGCCAACTCAGTTGGGACTGTAAAGCCGCCAGCAGAGTTAGTGCCGCCAGTTTGCACACGATGCTCCATCAGCACTTGGCGCGCTTCTGGTGAAACACCTTCAACGCCGCCGGACGCAATCATTTCACAGAATGCTTGACGGTAATCAACTTGCGGGCCGTTATCGACAGCCGGTGCGCTGCGCTCTTCAAATTGCGGAGCGTTTGACAGGTCAAGATCATCCAGCGAAGCCATCGCCGCTTCGGAACGCTCAACGCGCTCTGCGTGCTTCGCCAGCTTGTCATGCTCTGCCATCATAGCGTCAAATTCACGCTCAATTTCAGCAGCCCGATCTTCTGGGGTTTTGTCTGTGATTTCTTCGATTTTTGCGCGGGCATTCGTGGCGAGTTTTGCCAGATTCTCCCGCATTTCTTTCAAGTCAGCCATTGTGGGCCTCCAACTAGGGGAAAGGGGCGCATCACTGCGCTCCGTCCGAGTGCTTGCCCAAGGCACAGGAAAGGGCATGGCTGCGGGAGAACCGCCGCCATCTTCTGCGATCAGATCGCTAGAAAACTGTTATTTTATGAGTTTCGCTTTCAGCCGCGCACGCCGCGCAGCTTGTGATTTCGGGTTTGCCTTGCGGTGATCTTCGAGCGAGCGCAAACCAATTTCTGTGCCCGAATAGGCCGGAGTTGTCACAATGCTAACATCATGCAATTCTGCCTCTTCGATTGTGCGCCGTGGCATTTCATCGTCATCGTTCCACTTTTGGCGTGTCGGCACAAAAGCAAAAGACATTTTGTCCAGATCGCCGCGTTTGATTTTTGGAACAATTGAGCGCACATCAGGGTCAGAGCCGTCTAGCACTGTTTCCATGTAGAGGCCGTGTTCGTCCTCGCGCAAAGTCAAAGTGCCGCTGCGCGTCCGCGCCAGAGGCAAGCCATCGTGATTAACCAGAAAAACCACATCATCTCGACCAATCGCATCTGTAAATGCGCCCTTTGCAATCCGCTCGACGAACTGACCGCCGATAGTTGTATCTTGGTCAAAGACGGCGGCATAACCGGCGACCCTGATCTCATCATCGTCAGCGCGCACCTCAAGGGCTTGGCTGGTCGTTCTCACTTCTTGAGCCATCCGTTGTTTCTCCAAACTGTCTAGAATCCTATTCGCAAAACTGCGACCGGCGTTCCCGCCCCAGAGCGCCCAAGCAATACGCCCAGCACTT